GTCCGGTCAAATCCATCCTAACACCCGGATAGATAGGGAACAACAGGATTAATCCATAATTGATTGTTTTCATTGCAAAACAATCCAAAACTTGACTACATGCAGTGCAACAACACTTACACTATTTCAGGGGTATCAGCTATCGTTTCAAATCCTTGGACAACCAAGTAAGTGCTACCAGTGGTAGTGTACTTTGATTTCAGGGCCCCGACAGATTGCATGGCTGCTTGAAGGGTTATAAATAACCTCCAAGTACTTGAATCCACTTTTCGCACATATAATGGGGCGCCCACAGCCTCTTGGAACAAGAAGCCATGCGTGGTGGTGAGCAGGTCATTCATACCAGCCCCTCCACCAGAGCTAGAAAAGTTACTAGCTCCACCATCCACATATATAGTACTTATGCGGTCATTGCCTGCCATCAGAGACCCGATATTTCCAACGACCATCTCTCCTCCTGCGCTAGTCGCTAGCAGTTGGAGGACAGAATGGGTAGCCGCTGCGCGCGGTACTCCGGCACCTATATTGTTGGCTCTAGCATTGAACTCCACGTCGAACTCCATTACTAGCCGCCCAGGCGTGCCAGTAGCGAGTGAAGAGTAGCCAATTACATATCCAGCAAATAAGTCTTCCATTGTATGCCCATATTTTCCGTCGGTATAACACCATTTATCCTTGTGGCAAGGAATATCCATGAAACAATTTTCCCAAACTGGACCCATAACTGTATTCTCTCGAGAAAACAAATTGGTGAACAAATCACTTCCATTGAAACCTCGAGTAGGAATTTCGTTTAGGGGGTCAACTTGGTGACTGATAACAACAGTCCCTTCTGTCGTGGTGGCTGCTGCGGTTAAATAATGAATTCTGATTCTATTGAATCTGAACCTTTCATAATACCGAGACACGTTCCCCAACATAGCATTTCCCATATTAGCAGGGCTAAGCGGCACTAACAATTGCACCGCTAGGTCATCTAAAGCAACTTGGTGCTTTGTGGAGGTTTCAAGAGCGCCGAGGAACACTGTTCCTGCGACAACCTCGCCATGTCGGTTAATACTAACCGTTCTAGTTGGAGTGCTCTTAACGAACGTTTGCAAGGAATTGACAGCAACTGTTCCTTTACGTCCCTTCGTACTAACACCAACCTGAGGGTCAATTTGTCTGATTCGTCGTCTGGTGGGGTGGGTAACGGCCTTCGTGGGCGTGTTTTTATTATTATTTTTATTTTTCCGTACCATTTTACTTCCCCGTAATCTTGGAATGGAGTAATTGGGTGTGGCTGTGTCTAACTCCTCAGTGGTTGCTAGTTCGGTGTGGCCATCTGGAAATATTTCAACGTATTGAGATTCCTCCATTTTACCACCCCGTGTCAACCCCAGAAGTCGTGACCTACCCAGTACTCTTCTTCCGATTCCCTGTAGACCGACTGCGAATCCTGCAGCGACTCGTAATGGCCTTCCAGAACCAATGTTTGCTCTTGCAAACTCGGTATCGGCTTCATACAAGTCGTCACCATTAGCATAGTGAGCATCATGTTTTTTACATGTTTCGTCAAATTCATCAATTGCTGGCACATCAGATACTACTGATGGTTGAGTTCTGCCAGCACTCCAGTTCGGGCCGCAATAGTTTCCGTGAACTCTAACCATTTACGACCCCGTGCTTCTAGTTATCTTTGGAGTATAGGTGCTCAAATAATTCGCACTCTATAATTGATGGCTTTGTTGCGATGGCATTTTCCAAGGATGCTATGAAATTGGTAGCACTAACTCCATAACGCTCTTCAAAGAATTGGCTGGTTTCACTACAAGGTTCATGCATACGGGTACAATGACTGGTATATATGTTCTCGAAGTGTACATCAACCGACTGTTTGTAAGCCTGTGGAAAATACTTGTGGATAATGTGGGCTATTCCGGGTACAAAAACGCCGTCTATTAACCATCCTCGCATTGTTGATAGAATTTCGACTTCCGATAACTTTTTACATGAGTAACCCATTTTAGGAATACATCTTCCAGGTTTGGGTCCTAGTATAATCCCATCCGCTGTAGGCCAAAATAATTTGGAGCAGAATTCAACTTTGGACAATTCGGTAGATACTATTGGTTTGGCCACAAATCCAAACCTAGAATAGTGTAACTCCAAAGCTTTGGCGAATAGGGGAGTTCCCAACAAGTGCAAGTTTGTTTTTATGCCTTCAGCACTTGTAATGCCATTTAGAGTTGAATTGCCGCAACTAGTGTTGGGGTCACCAGAGTTCCGACCATCTTTACTCTGGTATATTATACCTGTTCTCATGATACCTTTTGACTTGCGCTGTCCTTTGAGAACAAAGATTGCGTCTTCATCAAAGTAACCTGATCTTTCATATACGTTCTGTTCAAAATTTAATGCAGGTTCTTGTATCGTCTTGTCAAAGCGACTGAAATCATTACATACAAAGTAGATAGTGCCCAAATGCCTTATTGTTGCTAGCATGTCGTCTCCGAGTACTATAATGGCAATGAAGTCCTTGGTTCTTGCTAGGTGGGTTTCAAGCCACTGACCGGCTGCCTCATTGTTGTCACAAAAATAGTACAACGACACACCTCCCCTGTCAGAATACCCATTCCATTGTTGTTTAAGGAATTTGGCATATCTTTTCATGGGGGGTCCTAATATGACATTAGCACGAGCGCTGACTCCTTGAATTAATCTTGGATCGCTGAACTCCACTTGATCGCTGTTGCTCTTGTTGTACTTCTCTACTTTGACGAATGACTCACGGGTAAGGTCATTTGCCTCTATAGGTCTTTCCGACAAACTAGCTAGTGCTTTCACATGTTGCTCGCGTCTAGATTTAGGAAACGGTTTATTCCAATTCTTAAAGCTCACTGGTTGAATCTCATCAAAAGAACTACAATCTATGTATTCATTTGGATCTATGGATTCAAACGCTCCTTCTTCGTATGAGGGGTTTTCAGACAGACACCGATTTATTACTGCAACTGTTGAATTATGCTTATTGTTGGCATACACTATAGGAATATGCCCCATAATTCCTGGCCCTATTTTATGTAGGGTGTCCGTAATCTTAACAGGATCCTT